ATCTGGAATAACAGGATCGTCTAAGTCAGTGTACTTATTACTACAAGGATAGGCCAGACTAGTTTCGTTGACTATAACAGGACAGCCCTGTATCAAACTTTGTACAGCAGGTCCTGCAGAATTATAGTTTACTGTTGTCCAATAGTTAAACTTAAGATCAAAGTCATCATATGTATCGGATATTTTTTGAGGTGTTTCAAACTCGTAATCTAAAAACTCTGTTCTATCAAACACTGATCTAGGATGTGGTCTAATAACTATAGGCCTGTCTGTATGCTGTTCAATTGTTTTTATTTCATTGTGTAACCAATGTTCAATCCCGTGTAGTTCACTTACTTGTTCACTCTTTTCGTGTTGTAGACAAATTAGTATAGGTTCTTTGGCATAGTGTCTACGCTGTGGTGCTAGTTCTGGTAAGCCTAGTTTCTTTGGTCTGTCCCAATCTAAATTTAATGTATGTCCGTAATGACCTTGTGCTGTGATGTGGTTTACGGCTACTTTCCAGGTAAAGTTGCGTTGTAGGGCACCTACTTCAAGGATTAGACATGGTTTATTTGAGTTTTTAAAGTGCTGATAAACATCATAATTACCACGCATACGGCCTGCCCATAAGCACGACCATATTACTGCTATGTCTGCGTCTAAGTCGTTTTCAACTATTCGATAATGTTTTTTTGCACTCTCTAAGAATGCTTCTATAACCGGCTTTGAGTTTAAACTACAATATTCCGGAAAATACGTAAGTGTTTTCATATGTGTGTAAATACTTATATGAGATATGCTGTTGTAACTACATTTCACCCACCAGGATTAACACAATACGCACAAACAATGATTGACACGTTTGAGCAATATTGGCCAGACACGGTGGACTTATACTGCTATGCAGAAAACTGCCGTCCCACAACTACTAAACCTAATGTACACGTAGTAGACCTACACGAACAATGCCAAGACCTGGTAGCATTTAAAAATAAATTTAAAGATGTTCCTTGGGCTAATGGTATGCAAATGAAAGAGTCTGGTTGGCCATTTGAAACTAATAACTTCAAATGGGATGCCGTTAGATTTAGTAATAAAGTATTTACCGTTATAGATGCTTGTACTAGACTAAATTATGACTGGGTAATATGGTTAGATGCTGACTCAAAAACGTTTGCACCTGTAACAGAATCATTTTTAGCAGAAGTATGTCCAGGTGGTAATTTTGTTAGTTATCTAGGACGTAGAGCCAAGTATCATAGTGAATGTGGATGGGTAGCATACAATCTAAAACATCGTGACTGTCAGGACTTTATGAACAGTTGGCGTAACTTATATGTCAACGAAGGTGTATTTGATTTAAAAGAATACCACGACAGTTATGTATTTGATGTACTACGTCAACAATATCAACAAACAAGGAATACAGAGTTTTTTAACTTATCTCCTGAACTTCCAGGTAAAGGCCCTGGACATCCTTTTATTGCTAGTCGTCTAGGAACAGTAATGGATCACATGAAAGGTACTCGTCGTAAAGAACTAGGACACAGTTTGTCTGATGATGTTACTACAAAAAATCAAGGATTAAATCAAGATGTTGACTACTGGAAGTCTGTAACTAAGAGTTAGGTAAACGCTGTTTCATAAACTTCCAGGCTTCACCTTTTTGCACTTCTAATAATGTCCAATGTGATTGTGCTAGTCTATGATAAAAGTCTTGTCTATCAAATAATTCAGGTGATTCTATTTTTTTAAGATTAGTATTACATATAGGCCAACACTGACTACGTTCAGGTACAGGATCTGTAACAAACACAGGAACCCCCGATAATAAACTAGCAACGCCGGGTGAACTATTATAAGTTACTGTGGCGTGTGTGTTGGCCAATTGTGTTACCAATGGTACCTCTCGTGGATATTGTTTGTAAACATTAGGCCAAGGGCTTGTATCAAATTGATCTAGACTAGGCAGGTCTCCTGGATGACCACGTAGTATAATAGGACGTTGTGTATATGATCTTATTTCACTAACTGTCTGTGTAACCCAGTCTGCAACACCACGCCCATTCATTGACCAGCCACCATTACGCTGTAAGCAAACTAAAATGTCTTCTCCTGTGTGCCATTCTGTTTCTGTAAAATTGTAACTACGTTTAATCTTGTCCCATCTTGACATGTCTCTATTCTTATCAAAGTACCAAGCGTCATTGGCAAATATACCATCTAAACTATAACGTAGGTATTTGTCTTGGTGTTCTGGGAGTAAAAACTGATATAGATTACTGTCAAGTATTAAACTATGTTTACCTTTTGATGCTTGATAATCAATAGCACGACGTCTAATCATTAAGTGTGGTGCTTGTTTACTGCCTTCGTGTACATAGCCCTGAATTATAGCAACATCACAAGGTACTATACGATTGTCGTCAACTAAAACTACATGATCGCCTTGTGATGCTACACCGTGAGCCCAAGCTCTAAGAATTGCTTTCTTAGCCTCGTTACGACTTCGCTTAGGAATACCGGACATGTAAACGGCTACTTTCACTTACTGTACCACTCCTGTAATATTTCCCAGGCACGACCTGTTGTTAGTTCGTTGTGATTAAATTGATGATAAGCAAGGTTACTTAACAGATACATTACTTCATCTTCTGTTGGTATTAAAGGTGTTTCAAGTTTACTTAGATCATCTGAACATAATGGCGATGCCGCATTCTGTCCTAGTACAAAAGCCGGTTTACCTTCCATAAGTGCTTCAATGGCCGCAATTGAATTATAAGTTACTAGACAGTGTACGTCATCTTGTAGTGCTGTTTGAATACTACCTTGTTCAGTGACACGTTCGCTTCTTTTTTGTTTTAGTCTTATTTCAATAGGTCTGTCTGTGTGCTTTTTAATTTCTGCTACTGTTTTTTCCATCCAGGTATCTAAATTCTCACCATAAAAGTTCATAGCCTTTTCACTTGGTGGACACAATAGTATTTTACCACCTGAAGTAAACTTTTTAGTATAGCCATGTGCTTTGATATATCTATCAGCAGGAACATCTCTAAGTTCGCCACAATATTGTAAATTGTTTTTAGTTACCCTATGCCAGCTTTTAGTTTTACCATTGCCAAAATAACCTGTGTCAATAAAGTAAAAGTCTCTTCCATTTTCTTTACAGAAGTCATAGATATATTTTTTAGTAATGCCTCTGAATGCTATAGGATGTTTTTGTTCATCCATATTTTTAAGTACGGCATCCCAATCAGATATAAATCCTCCGGTGCCTTTAACAAAAGCATCAACCACTCTATCCCATTTAAATCCTCGTTTAATTACCGACTGTGGTAAATCCGCCATGTCACTTACTCCTATAATTCCTTTGTTGTGATAACGTTTAATTTTATTAATTAATTGCGTAACATTATGTTTTTCTTCATATAAGTTATATGGATCTAATAATATATGCTCAAGTTCATTAACTATATCAGTCATTGCTTTTCCTAACGTTAAATCAGATATATTAACTAATGTTCTCTTATCACGTTGCTCTAATTCTTCTTGATATTCTTCTTTGTACTTTAACCAAACATCACCATACTGCACTTGACTCCAACTTCCAATACCTGCTTTTTGATATTCTTTAGGTAATGTTTGATCATTAAACCAAGGACCGCCATCAGTATAATGTATTGCACTTGGTTTACCCCAATCCTTTTCTTCATAATATCCTGACAACCAGTTCCAAATTGGTCTTAGGTAACCTATTTTCTTTTCTTGTGTAACCCATTCAAACCTATGTAGATAACTTAAAGGTTTTTGATTAACAACATCTAAACTTAAACGTTGACAGTCTAGACTGCCACAGTTAAATGCCATCATTGAGGACCAATTTTTCTTAGGATAAACAGACTGTGCTTTGCCGTCCATTTTTAATTTTGTTTTTGGAGTGTATCCGTATTTCTCGTGTGGTACTACGTAAACACTTTTGTTGCTGGTAATTTGATCATATAATTCTTTAATGTCTTGAGTCCATAAAAAATCACAGTCACAGAATATTGCTTTACCTTGATAACCCATAAAGTATGGAACTAAAAATCTTGTATAGGTGAACTCTGTTGACGCACTTTGATCACGCTTACGTGTTATAATTTTTTCACGTTCTAGCTCATCTAGTTTAAGATAGTGTATGTTAACAGGAACAGAAGCGTGTTTTAATATGCTGTAAGCACAAACATCTGCGGCTATGGGTTCACGTGAATCCCATCCTATAAAAACATTGATTACTGTATGAGGTATTGACATTAAACTTAATAATTAACTACTAAGTTTATATTTATTAGTATGTGCGGAAGTCTCTTATGCTTTTATCTAGCCACATAAGCACTAGATCTTGTTGACTAACATAGTTACGTTGATTAAGACTTTTTACTGCTGATTCAGGAATAAGATTTTGTTCTGCTAGATCAAACCAAGTAGCAGATTTGTAGTCTAATTTTTTGAAGTTAGGTTGTTTATAGACAATAGCATGTATCCAAGGATCGTTCCGATCTTTCTTAAAAAATCCGCCACTACAATCCCAACCATTTACTGCTAACATGTGCATTAGACTAACCAATGTCCAGTGATAGTATTCATTTGAATATTGGTCAGAAACGATTTTAGTTCTTTCTACAGTAGTGGTTTCGGGAACACTAACAATTAACATACCATTGTCACGACATAAATCGTACCAATGTCCTAGTGTTTGTAAAGGATTAACTGCAAGTTGAAGTATATTAGGTGCGTTAATAACATCGAATGAATTTGGCTTAAGGCCAGTGTTTTCCATGTCAGCTTCAACTATTTCTATAATGTTTCTATGTTTTAGATCTTTATCAAATCTATTTTTATGATCAACACCAGTGCATTTAATGTTTAAGGGAATCTCTTGGCCTTTGTTATCTTCAACTGTACGTGTTGCCCACCAATGTAAGTCATGGCCTAGTCCACAACCAATGTCTAATACAGTGGCCACAGACTCCATAAAGTCTGGGTGTTGATTTAATAATTCTAATGTTTGTAAACTAAGCTGGTGTGCTTCTTTGTCAAATAACTGTCTATACACTGATGTCTTCCATACCTGCTGTTCTTAAGCGTACAACGTGTCCTAGCATAAAGTTTTTGCTTTCAAATCCTTTTAGTATGCCAAGCCATTTGTTTCTTAGTAGAGCAACGTCATTGATCAGTGTTTCAAAGTCAATAACTTCATCTTCACCGTCAACATACTTTTCAGCGTCACGACTTGTTAATGCTCGTTGATATGCTTCTAAATACTTTTGAAAGTGCTTACGTCTAATCTTACGTAATTGAATGTTAAGATAGTTTAACACTGCTTCTATTTCTTGTAATTGGTTAAACCTATGTTCTGTAATACCAGGCAAGTCTGCTAGATTCTTTTCAACTTTACCGTATACTGAACATTCTTTCTTTGCTGTCAGTAACTCGTTTTCATAGTACAACAGCATGTCAGGAATTTTAGTAATATCATTTGATACATCACTATACCAACCCATTAATAGTCCTCATCTTCCTCTTCATCATCATACTCATCGCCCCAAGGATCCAATCCATCATCCTCTTCATCAACAGTATCATCATAGTCTAATAAAGCATCTTTAACGTCATCATCTTCCATGAGATTTGAGTCTCTAATTTCTTTAGGACTAACACCTTGTACGTCAACTAGTGTATGCACTAGATCAATAGCGGCTTCTTTGTGTAGTCCTTCGTTAATGTGGCTTTTTAGTGCCTCAAAAATTTCTGCAACTGCGTTCAACATTATTCTTCGGTCTCCTCTGGTTGAACTGCCTCGGCTTCGTCTATTGCTTTCATTTCCATTTCAGTAGCAACATCCATACTTGCCTCAACATCTTCTATATTTACTTCTTTTGTCTGATTTTTGAGGTGTTCCATAACTTTATCCAGGCAACCTTCTTCATTAGATTCCCATGCTTTACGGAACTGTTTAATAGCATTTGGATCTTCTGCATCACCAAATCGTAGCCTGTTACCGTCTTTAACTAATAGTCCAGCTTTTTCAGCCATGTCAACTAGTCCTGAATATGGATTCATACCTGTTTCATATGGAATTTTAATTTGTATAGATTCAAACGGCTTGTTAAATCTTGTTTTCATAATCTTACAAGCGGCTCTGATACCCATAACATCACTTACTTTATTACCATCTTCATCTTCTTTTAGTTTTAGTTTACGCATAGCAACTACAATTGAACTAGCGTAGATAAAGCCTTGTCCACCTGATATCTTGTCATCTGGATCAAACATATCCTGCGAAGCATACGTGTGGTTAGTTGCTACAAGTCCTACGTTAGCAGAGCCAAACATATTAACACAGTTACGAACTAATGCTGTTAAGGCTTTAGGCTTACGACCCATGTCACCTTTTAAGTCACCTTTTTGGAACTGATCAACATCTGTAGGAGTTAATAACATACCTAAACTATCAATAACAAATAAAACCTTAGGACGATCTTCTTCTGCCATAGCACGATACTCTGCCATAAAGTCATTGACAGTTTTTGCTACATCATCAATCATGGCCATGTTGAGTTTGAGCAATTTTTCTTCTGACGTATCTACACCTAAGGCGTGTAACCAATTTTCATCTAATGCGTTTTCACTATCAATTAAGACAACAAAGATACCTTGTTCTTGTGCGGCCTTAACTATGTTACCTGAACAGATATATGATTTGCCTGCACCAGACTCTCCTGCAAACACAGTTACCTTACCTAATGGAATGCCTTTTGTAAAATCTCCTGATATTAGGTAGTTTAAAGCATAGTTGCCCGTACTTACCCAGTCTGTTGGATCATTAAATCCTATTGATAGTCCAGCAATTGATTTGCTGATACTCTTTCTAAATTTACTTACATCAAATGGTTTGGCCATGTTATTCTCCTAGTTCTATATCAAAGTAGTCTTGGTAACTTATACCACGCAGTTTATCCTGCTCTGTTACAAAGTCCACTAGTTCTTTTGTATTATTATAACTTGATGCAACCAAAGGTTCAAGTTGTTTGAGCAACAATATGTCCGTTTTTTGGAAAAGTTCTTTTGCTCTTTGCGTAAATGGATTTGTGTACTTTATGTTAAGTTGTTCAGGAAACTCTAGTAAACCATAACTAAACGGTATATCTACTGAGTCTGCGTAACGCAACATATTCTCCAAATCACAGATAGTAAACACATTAAGAGTACTCCAAAACCCTAGCTCAATTAAATTACTTTCTTGTGCTAATTGTTTATACTCTTTAACTACCTGGTCCCATTTTTTCCAACTTACAGGCCAACGTGCATATTCATTAACCTGTTCAGTTCCATCAAAACTTAAAGTAATTGTAACTTTAATCTTGCGTTCTAACAGCATTTTTACTTCTGGTATTACTGTTGTGCCGTTAGTATTAATCCTGACTATTTTTACATTAGGTGGTAAGTTGTTTAACAACCGTTTATAGTTTTTACTATAACTTGGTTCGCCACCGTTTATATCTAATTCAACTATTTGTTCTTGTGGTAGTGAATCAAACGCTGAAACATTTTCTAGTTTGATTATGTTCTTTTTTAAACTACCTATTGTAGTTGATAATCCTTCGTAACAAAACTGACAAGCAGAGTTACAAACATTATCTAACACACCACCTATAATTAAGTAATCATCTCTAAAGCCTTTTAATAGTTTATGTCGCTTATCAGTATCAAGTCTGATACTTTGTCCTGCTGTTTGTTCTGTTATTTGACAGCGTACACATTCTTTTGGGTGTGCTTCTGCTTGTTGTAGTTCTTGATTCCACGTACTAGATTCCATTTCCTCATAAGAACTAAATCGTGGTGCTTCAACCATATGCCCACAACGACTAACAGAGCCGTCTTCATTTAACCTAGCAAAGTGTTTAAACCTTTGGCAGAACATGACTTACCTCCGCTAGGTGTTGTGTTTTACCAATAATAGTAAAGTAGGCTGTTGGATTTCTATTCATAAGATGTGTCATTATTTGATTTACGGTCCAACTTTGTCCTACTAGCTCATCTAATATAAGTTGATCTAAACTAAAAGATACTGACAGTGCTGGTGATTCAACAATGTCTGTAACATCTATAGATGTATCTTTGTCTGACGTTAAGTTAATATTACGACAGTACTCATTCATCATTGCCATACTATGTATGTTTAACTTTGCTGTGGGTTTTAAATATCTAGCAAGGTTAACGATCCATTGAAACTGATGTGCAAAATGTCTATCTAATATAATACCTTGTATTAAATAATGTTTTACAGTTTCAATATCTAAACCAGGGTTATGAAACAAATAACTCTGCACTCCACTAATATACCTTTCCTTAGGATTTCTAATAAACACATCAACTTCATCTAAGTCTTTTATTTGTTCATTTATTAAAGTTTTAAATCCTCGGTCTTTTGCTATTTCTTTTAATGTACTGCTACCGCATTTAAAAATAGGATAAAAGAATTTGTTTATTTCATGAAAGTCATAAACTTCAACACGATTAGGAAATAATATGTCGTCTAGTCTTGTAAACATTTGTATAATTCCGGAAACAATTTACAACTATCTAAGCCCCTGCGTTGATCTAATTCTTTAAGAGCGTTTAATAATATCTCTGGTTTACGATCAAACGGTTGTTGTATATTTGATAACATATTACGATAACTATCCTCTAATAGATATCCTGGTTGTTCGTCAATTCTTTTTTGTAGTTCTTGATCTAATTCTTTAAGCACCCAGCTAGGTAAATGTCTTATATCCCATGGTCGTGGTGTTTTAATTGTGTTAATTACAAAACTGTTATTGTGATATCCTAGTTGTTTAAAGTAGTCAACTGTGGCAAAAATACTTTTAAAATTTAAAGGAAACCATAACATATTAAAACTTATTTTATGATCAAGTTTATTAATAATATTAAGATTAGCTAAAAAGTCTTGCCAACTACCGCCATATCTAACATACTCAAACTCATCTTCTATTTCATCAACACTAACGGTCCAGTGTACATTTTTAAATTGACAAATTAAGTCAAATACAGGCGTTCCTGTTTTACTTAGATTAGTATTAACTCTGATATTAACATCTGGGTTGTGTTCTAATAATAATTTTAATAGTTGTTCATTTTCTTTCATTAGTAGTGGTTCACCACCTGCTAGATAAACATGTTTAAGTTGATCAATTTTACTAAAAACAAATTCTTTAAGTTCTGTAATTCTTTCGTTACTAGGTTCAATGTAATAATTAAATTTCTTTTCTGCTTGCCATTTACTTGAATATTGTGGTCCACAATATACACAGGCTTGATTACACACATTTGACCAACGCAGATCAATCTGGTGCAATTCAAAATTATTACTATCTTCGTATGTTGTTAGCGGAACATCTTTTAGTTCTTTAAGATAAAAAATACGATCACTGGCAATATCGAATCTATTTTTACCTTGTTCAAGGTTATAGCATCCATCACAACCATATCCTGGATTGCCATCTAGCATGTCTTGTCTAATTTTTTGATTATTTTTTATAATGTCATGTATAGAATCACGTTTAAGATTACCAATTGCTTTTTGACTACGAATACAATTTAACACATCTCCGTTACCGTTATATTGAAAACCAGTCCAGGGAATTGGACAAAAGTGTTTGTTGGTTAGATAATCTTTTTTATTCATAATCAACACCTAAACTAAACTCATAAACTCTTAAACCCTTAGGTGCACTTTCAATTATATTAATTATTGTTTCAGCATAGGTATTAACATCTTTAAAAGCCAATGGTCCACTATGATCTCCTGTGTGTACTTCGCCAGGCCTGACTAGTGTAATTTTAGGCCATAAACTAGTTTGTGCTAGTTCTAACGACGCATGTTCTAATGCAATCTTTTGTGTATAGTAAGGAATGTGTTCGTTGTTTATTGGACCAGACATGGTCATCATAGTACTAATAACTATAATTTCTTTTTGTTGATCTTTCCATCTGCGATGTACTTCAAACAACAGATCTGTTTGTGCGAAGTTATGTTGTGCATTATTAACAAACATGTCGCAGGATTCTATTAAATCTGCTGTGCGTTGTATGTTGCGTATGTCATTACCGTCACGCTTAGATAAACCCACAATGGTATGCCCACGTTGTTCATATTGACGTGCCAGTGCTTGGCCAATGCCAGATGTGTGACCTGTAATTGCTATTTTCATAATAATAGTTATAAAGAAAGATTGAGCGGTAAAATTAAATTACCGCCCAATGTCATAACTACTTATTATGATTTTCTTGCACGGATCATAGCAAGAATGTCTTCTGCTTTAGAACCGCCTGCTGGTGCCGCCGCTGTTTCTGCTACAGGTTCTGGAGTAGGTGTTGGTGCTACTGCTACTTCAGGTGCTGGAGCAACTGTTGGCTCAGGAGTAGGTGCTGGAGCAGTTTCTGCTACAGGTGCAGTTGTTGCTGTATCAGTTGGTGCTGACTGTGATGACATCATCATACCTGCTGGTCTGTAATATGCACCCCAACGCTCTGCGTCATATGGTCTACCATCTACTGATGCTTCAAACATTTCTTTCATAACTTTAAGCTCTTGTTCACTTGGCTTCTTAGGTAAGAAGTCAGAAAGTGTGTATAAGCCATGTTCGTTAACTGCGGCCTGTTCTGCTTCTGTTAATGCAGACTCTTTTCTTGCCCATTGTGATGTTGTATAATCAGCATAGCCACCTTTTTGTGTTTTAGTTATACGGAAGTCTAAACCATTTGTGTAATCTGTTGGTAATTCTTCCATATCTGGATCCATCAAACTTGACTTGATAATAGTAAAGATCTGAGGACTCATAATAAAACGTCTAATAGGATTAGCTGGTGTAGTATCATCTGCTAATGGATTTTGTCTAACAAAGCCTTGGAATATGTAAGACTTCTTCTTCCAATACTTACGACCCATTTCTTCCAGTGATGAATCCTTAAACCATGTTCTAACTTCTGCTAGAATAGGACACGAATCACCCCACATTTCTATACATGGTACTTGAACTAATACGTTCTTATTATCCATTTCGCCTTTAACGCCGTTGAATGGTAAACGTATCATGTTACGTTCTTGCCAAAAGAATGTGTTGTTTGGATCTGCGTCTGGAAGGAATCTTACTGTTGTTGAATCACCTTCTTTGATGTTCCAGTGTGGATAAATTGCGTTATCACCGCCACTTGAACGATTTTGTTGACCTTGGTTGCTTTCCGCGGCCTGTAATTTTGCTCTAATATCTGCTAAACTTGCCATAGTGTATTTCTCCTTTATGTGCCATAATGTTTTGCCTTAAAATGTGCCTAATAAAACACTATAA